AAGGTGCACTTAAAGGCATGCACTCAGAAACTTAAAACGCTGGTTGAAGTAGCTCACTGAGATGGGAAGATTCATAACTGATCTGGAAACCAAATATCTTGGTAATGGATATTATGAGCTGCTCTCTCCTCTTATCTATGAGTCAAAGACGTTGGGTTATGTGGTCGCTCCTACTGGATTCAGGACAAACTTTGCAAGCGTGCCGAGATTGCCGATCGTATACATGATATTTGGCGGCTTAGGCGCTAAAGAAGCGACTATTCATGACTGGCTGTATACGCCGCCTCACGTTAAAGATAAAGATTGTAATGTCACAGTTAGCAGAGCGATAGCTGACAAGGTGTTTAGGGGCGCGAGATATGCATGTGATCGAATCGCGTTAGAGGATTATGAGCAAGTAAGCGTCATCAGCATATCGAAAAATGTATGGGCGTACATTGGAGCCTGGATGATGTGGGTTGCGGTGCGGTTATTCGGGTGGCGCCATTGGAAAAAGTGAATATGAGATATGTGGTTGTCATGATTGCTCTTATGTTATCCGCAATCGTGTTTTGCATCGAGGCTAATGCAGCAGAGTACGTTGATATCCGGTGCTGTGTGGAAGTGAAGCGCTACAAAAACGGCAAGATAATTCGCAGCAGGGCTGCTGTCGAAGCGTTTGAGCGGATGTATCCATTGCCAGCAGGGTTCAATAGAGATGATTATCAAGTAGATCATGCTGTTCCTCTGGTGTGTGGTGGTGTTGATGAGCCGGTGAATATGATCTGGATGCACAAATCAGCAAAAACATGCGCAGAAGATTTCTGCCAAGATCGTCATGAGCGATTAACGATGTGTGGGATCAAGAATAAATGATTGAACTGTCATTATTTAGATTCCAGTTCTCTGATGATTCAGTGATTGGATCGTTAAGCATGAAAACCGATAAAGCAGAAGAATTCTTATGCTACACACTAGAGGATAAGGTTCGTGAGGTTCCTGGTATACCGGTTAGAGAATGGAAGGTTTTCGGAAAAACCGCCATTCCAAAAGGTAGGTACGAAGTAAAAAAAACCAGATCCGCTAGATTCGGTAGAGATACGCTTCAATTAATGAATGTCCCGGGGTTTGAGGGCATAAGGATTCATGCAGGCAATACAAGCAATGACACAGAAGGCTGCATCTTGGTCGGAACATCAATAAACACCAATTCAATAAATGGCTCTCAGTCTATATCGCAAAGCAGAGATGCGCTGCAGAAGCTGGAGGCTAAATTATTCCCGATTCTGGATGATAACCAGCTTGTGTTTATTACGGTATGACCAACAAATTTAGAAAGATAGTTGACTGGGAAGCAATGCGGCCAGACTGGATGGCCGGCATTAAATCGGTGCTTCAGTTGTCAGAAGAGCATGAGGTATCGAGAGCGGCAATAATTAAGCATTGGGGCAAGCAAGGCGTAGAGAGGGATTTGGCCGGAAAGATCAAAGCCAAAGCTGTGATAAAAGATGAAGCGCCTGATCCCCTGGATAAGTCTGGGTTTGTGTATGTTATTTACATAGACGATTCATCGAATAACAGATTCTACAAAATTGGTATGGCGGTTGGTTTTAATTCGAGATTCAGCAATCATCAGTGCTCAACGCCATTCGATATTTGTGTCGCGTGTGTTTATTTTGTCCCGAATATGAGAGCGGAAGAAAGATCTCTTCATGCTATGTTCGCTGAAAAGAAAGTAAGAGGGGAGTGGTTTAAATTAGATCATGAAGATCTGATAACTATTTCCGTTAGATCGTTATTGATATGAGAGAAAAAGAAGAAATAGATTGGCTGGCGGTTGAGGCCGACTATCGACCGAACAAACTCTCTTTGAGAGCGATAGGCGATAAGCACGGCTGCACTGAAGGTGCTATCAGGAAGAAAGCTAAAAAGGAAGGGTGGGTTAGGGATCTTTCTGCAAAGATTAAAAGTAAAGCTGATGACTTGGTACGCAAGGAAGCGGTACGCAGCGAGTACGCGGTACGCACCGAAAAAGAGATTATCGAAGCCAATGCGTTGAATAGCGCCACAATCCAGATCAATGAGCGCAAGGATGTATCAAGAGCTAGAAGCGTTGCAATGAGTTTGTTGGCAGAGTTAGAAAGCCAAGTAAACGATAAAGAGCTTTATGAGCAGTTGGGCGAGTTACTGCATGCGCCGGATGATAAGGGTGTGGATAAACTGAATGAAATTTATCACAAGGTGATCTCGTTCAGCGGCAGGACGGATAACATGAAGAAATTGGGCGAAACGCTCAAAACGCTCATTGATCTGGAGAGAAGGGTTTATAAGATCGATGAGGATAATTCGCAAGATACTTTTGAGGATTGGTTAAGAAAAGCTCGCAATGCTTGAAATAATCGATGACTTCAAGGAATTCGCTCCGAGCTTCCTGAAGGTTAAGAGCAAGGCTGGGCAGATTGTCCCGTTTCGCATGAATGTCGCTCAGGAATACATTCACTCAAAACTCGAAGAGCAGCTAAATAAAACCGGGATGGTCCGGGCGATAATTTTGAAAGGTCGGCAGCAGGGTTGTTGTTTTGCTCCTCATATGCGCGTGTTAACTGCTGATTATCGCTGGATTCCAATCGGCAGTGTTAAGGTTGGTGATGCGCTCGTTGCTTGTGATGAGAATACTTTTGGAGAAACTAAAGCTGGCAGAAAGCATTCACGCAAATTCAGAACAGCCATTGTTGAACATACTGAAACTTTTGAAAAACAACTGTATGAGGTTGTTTTCGATAACGGCGCTGTGCTGGAGGTAACAAATGATCACAGAATGTTGTGCAAAAAGAGAGGTGGTACAGATGCGCAATGGAGAGAGGTAGGAGAATTAATAATAGGCGACTCTGTAAGGGTTGCTACTAGACCGCCAACATACGAACAAACAACATATGAAGATGGGTGGATATCCGGGGTAATTGATGGTGAAGGTTCTAGCCGCACAGGTAATGGCGCAAAAAGATTAAGTATTCATCAAAGGAATACCCCAATTCTTGGGAGAATAAAATCATACTTCGATTCTATTCAAATGCCTTACAAGGAAGTAATTGACGCAAGAATTGGCGGCATCAACAAATTAGGGCGAGATCCTGTTCATAGAATAGATATTCATAGATTACCTTATTTGATTGAAATATTCTCACGTTGTAGGCCGACCAGATTTACTAATGATAGATGGCATGAAGGTCATGAACTTCCCGGCAAGGCAGCGATTGATGGCATAAAGCCGTGGGCGAAAGTTGTAAACATTCGACCGTTATCTGTGAGTAAAGTGATTGATCTTCAAACAAGCACAAAGACTTATATCTGTGAAGGGTTGGTATCTCATAACTCTACATACATCGAAGCGCGATTCTTTCATAAAACCATAACCAATTTTGGCAAGAAAACATTCATTCTTACTCATGAACAGGCTGCGACGGCAAACTTGTTTGAAATGACCGATCGGTATTATCAGAACTTGCCGGAACGGTTGAAGCCAGAACTATCGGCATCAAATGCCAAGGAACTCAGTTTCAAAAAGTTGGATAGTAGTTTTGTTGTGGCCACGGCAGGGAATAAAGGAGCCGGTAGATCAGCAACAGCCCATTTGTTTCATGGATCCGAGGCGGCTTACTGGCCATCTGCAGAGGATCATCAAGCAGGGATTATGCAGACTATTCCGATGGAGCGGGGCACGGAGATTGTGCTTGAGTCTACCGCTAATGGAATTGGCAATATGTTCCATAGAGTCTGGCAGCAAGGCGAATCAAATGATGGTGGATGGATAGCAATATTTGTTCCTTGGTTTTGGCAGCAAGAGTATCGTCATGAAGGCGTAGAGCTTGGTGATGAAGATTATGAATACGGAAAGATATTCGGTCTCGATAAGCAACAAATGCAGTGGCGCAGGTACAAGATAGGTGAGCTAGGCGGCGATGTTAAGTTGTTTATGCGCGAGTATCCATCGTCTTCTGCTGAAGCATTCTCTGTATCAAGTGATAAGTCATTAATCGATTCATTCAAGGTTCAAGTGGCACGTAAAGCAGTTGCTACACCGGACAATTCTGCGCCAAAAATTATAGGCGTGGATCCTGCTAGATTCGGTAACGATAGCACTTCAATGTTCATACGACAGGGGAGAATTTCCGAGAGAATTAAGAAGGTTAAGGGCAAGGACACCATGGAGGTTGTGGGAGAAGTGATCTCCGCAATGAATACATATAAGCCGGATGCAGTGTTTGTTGATCAAGGTGGGATTGGCGCTGGTATCTATGACCGTCTGAAGGAATTGGGTTATGTGAATGTGTTTGCTGTCAACTTTGGCGGTGATGCATTGGACAAAAAGAAGTATTACAACAAACGTTCTGAAATGTGGTGCTTGATGCGTGACTGGATTGCATCTCAGCCTGCACAAATACCTGATGATGATGTGCTGGAAACAGACCTTTGCGGCCTGCATTACAGTTACGACTCTGACGGAAGGACAAAACTAGAATCAAAAGATGATGCGAAAAAAAGAGGTATTAAAAGTCCGGATGATGGAGATGCGCTTGCTCTGACGTTCGCAATGCCGGTAAAGAGAAAAGAATTTAACAAAGGATCATTCGGTTCATTTAAACCATCGGTGACAGGATTTGGTGGGTAGATAGATCAACTACAGAAGTACAACACATACCCGCCTAGTGCGGGTTTTTTGTTTTATAGGAGATGAAATTTTGGGGAAAAATGTTAAGTCATTAGCTAATGAGTCAGGGCGTCAGATAGCTGTCGGACCAGGATTTATGGACGGCATAATTGGCTACTCTGCAAAAATAACAACGCAATTCATCTTGGTATTTGATTCGGCAACCACGCCACCAGATGGAGCGGTGCCTGATTTTCCGATAGTTGCATATGCAGGGAGTAATTTTGCCATCGGCGCAGGGTTTTATGGGTATGAATTCAAAAATGGTTTGTACATTTGCAACTCATCTACTCAGGAAGTAAAAACTATTGGGTCAGCAGATTGTTGGTTTAATGTGCAGCTTAGAGGATCGCGCTAATGTTTATTTATCAGCCAAGTAGAGACCCGTCTGTAGGTGGATCTGGTGAGACAAACACCACCAGCAATGTGGGCACTGCTGGTGTTGGCGTGTATAAGCAGAAAACTGGCGTCAACTTCGAGCTTAAAAAAATCAATGCCGGATCCAGCAAAGTCACCATCACGGATGATACGGGTAATAGCGAGATCGACATCGATGTCGCAGAAGCCAATCTGACGCTGGCAAACATCGGGGGATCCATCGATTTGGGTGGCGCAAAGGCATCCGGAACCATGGCCGCCGCACGGATGCCAGCATTGACTGGTGATGTGACAAATGCAGCCGGATCTGTGGCGACAACGATAGCAAACAGCGCAGTTACCAATGCAAAACTAGCTAATGCAGCCGCTAACACGATCAAGGGCAACGCCACCGGATCTGCAGCAGCGCCGACCGATATTGCCATTACCGCATCCAAACTTTTTGGGCGCGGTTCGACCGGCAATCTGTCAGAGATAACGCTCGGAACCAACTTATCGATGACTGGCACGACCTTAGATGCCGCCGGTGGCGGTGGATCTAGTGGAAGTAGTGTGCCGATGATGGCCAAAATACCACTGATATTTGATGTCGGCGTGCTTAATAACGATCCTGGCAACGGCAAAAGCAAAATGAATACGGCTGTTACCGGAACTGGCAAGTTGTTCTGGATCGATGACCTGAACGCCGATGGGGTTAATCAAGAGGCGTGGATACAGGATATCAAGTCCGGCGATAAGTTGGTTTATCGTGATGTCACGGATACGCTCGATTATTTCACGGTGACATTCACTGGCACCGCAGCGGACCAGACCGGATGGTGGCAGATTGCCTGCGACGTAGTGGTTAATGTCCTTCCGGCTGACGAAGAACTATGTATTGTTTATTACATCAGCAAAGGGGCTAGTGCGATTCTGTTAAAAACAGACGACTTCGCGCGCTTTTCGTTCGGTGGTGCTGGCGGGGCGGTTGATGGATTCCTTCTCCCGAGTGGGGTTCTGGCGTCTTTCGGCAACCCGATCTACACATTCGCCACTTTACCAGCCATCACGGCTGCGAACGATGGTGCGGTGGTGCGAATAGACCCATCCTCTTTCCCTGGAACGCATGTCTGTCAGAATATCTTCGCGGTTGCCAATCTAGCGGATAACTGTTGGGACCCCTTGAATGGTGCGCAGCTTATCTATGCAGGGTACGGTTCTGACGCGTCGCCACTAGCAACGATGGCGGGCATTACCGGCCATGCGGAAACCATGTTTACCATCACAGCGAATCCGCAATTCCCGGCCAACTTTTTCAAGGTGGGTCGAGGCGTGAGGGCGGTGGCCAAGTTCCAGAAAACCGGAGCCGGTGCAGGCGCGAGCGTGTTCGCCGCTCAGTTCGGCAAAAACAACACCACTGCGGATCAATTAATTGCCTCTGTGACCACCACGGCGGTGGCAGAGCGTGAAGCGTATGTCGATGCTGTTGCCAGGGTAACTGCGGTCGGCGCGGGCACCTCAGTCTTTACTTCTGACTTCTTGGGTCCTAATAACCAGGCGACAACTGCCATCACAGACAAATACACGTCTTTCGACAGCACGCTGGTATCGTACGTTAACTTTACCCACGACCCGTCGACAGATACCGACACGGCGGCTCTGTCGTCATATCAAGTGTGGTGGGTCAGATAAATGCTGATCCCTATGCCTGGCGTGGGCAGGCCGAATCTGTCCGTCGAGAAGAAGTACTTAGCTGATCTGGTGAAGCCTGGTTACTTCCTGAAACTGCACAATTTACAAGCTCATTACGAGGCAATACCTGCCATTGGTCTGTCAATCACAGGAGATCGTACCCGCGCGAAGTGGCTCAGTACAATCTTGCCAGAACTTGCTATGAGCAGCAAATTCCAGGGCGTTCAGATATCAGTGCCTTGGGGACTGTACGAGCGCGGCGCAAGTGGTGGCGGTGATTTCAGTAACCTGAAATTTCTGGAATCGGTGATCGATGAGCTTTACGATGCCGGAAAGTTTGTCATCCTGCTGCCCTTGCTTTTCAGGGAGTTCAGAAATCCCGATGTGTCAGGTCTGCCAAGGGACGATGAGTTTAAATTTGCGCTTCCA